GCCCAATCAAGGATTGCAAGGCAAGTCGCCGGATGATTACGATATGGATGAATTAAAGCAGCAAGTCTCGGATAATCTCGACTTCAAAGGTTTAAAGGAAATCTTTAATGAACGATCTGCGTGATGACTTGATGGTGGCGGTGATGAATGCGGATTGGGATCGAGCGATTCACTTGATCGAACGGATTAAGGCAGAACCGATGTTGGATGATGAAGGTAGCGATTCATCGTTTGTGTTAATGCCTTCGGAAGTGAATGAGTTTGAGAGGACGACGGATTTCTTGCCCTTTCATGGTTGGGAAGCAGCTTAATGGAATTCGGATTCTCTTTGCCATTTCCACCTAGTGTAAATCATACATGGATGCGTGGGGCTGGAAAGCGACTGTACTCGAATCCAAAAGTGAAGGCGTTTCACAAGGAATCTGATTGTATTCTTCAAGAAGTGAAACGTCTTTATCCGGCGATTGAGTTTCCAATTCAGAACCGACTACAGGTAGTTATTGTTCTCAATGAACGAGACAAAAGGCGGAGAGACATTGATAATTATCAAAAATCTGTGATGGATGCTTGTACTAAGTGTGGGATTTGGGATGACGATAGCCAAGTTGATGAGTTGATTATTAGAAGAGGAATTATAAACAAGGACAACCCTAATGTATTTATAACCATAAGCGAGGTATTTATTGATGAGTAGAGGATGGACTGCTGATGAAATTAAATCGCTTATTGACAATTATCCAACAAAAGGAATGATGTGGTGTTGTAGTTTTTTGGATAAAACTGGGCCACAGGTTCGTCAAAAGGCGTCTCGCTTAGGATTAAAGCAAGATCGAAACTCTGATTTCTTTCTTGAGTGGCAGAAGCGAGCGGCAGAATCTAAGATTGGCAAGAAACGACCAGATCAATCCGTAGTAATGAAAAAATTACACGATGACGGTAAGTTGGTTAGGGATAATGAAACGAATAAACTAATTGGCGCTAAATTTAGCGAGTGGATAAAAGAAAACGGACATCCAAAAGGATTCTTAAATCATTCTCATACAGAAGAATCTAAGTTGAAAATATCAGAAGCTTCTAATAAAACATGGAGTAATTTTAGCGAAGAAGAAAAGATAGATATAGCGAGAAAAATAAGTGATAGTAAAATAAAATCATTAACAAAAAGATACAATGCTTCTTGGAAGTGTGGTTGGAGAACAGTAGGATTGGTGACTTGTTTTTTTCGTAGCAGATGGGAAGCTAATTATGCTCGATACCTTGAGTTTTTAAAACAATCAGGAGATATAATTTCATGGGAACACGAATGTGTTGTGTTTAGTTTCCCAACAAAAGAATTAGGATGCTATAACTATTTACCTGATTTTAAAGTAACAAAAAAAGATTCTACTATCGAATATCACGAAGTAAAAGGATGGTTTGATGAACGTAGCAAACTTATTTTTAAAAGTATGGAAGAGTATTATCAAGATGTTGTTATTGTTGTTATAGATAAAAAATATTATGAAAAACTTGATCTTGATTATAAAGATGTGATAAACGAATGGGAGCGTAAGTAATAATGAGCGAACATCACTGGTTACTGCATCATAACAAGGCGCATTGTTGTCAACCGATTCCAGGAGAAGCGCAGTATCTCACGCGCTGTGGGAAACGAGTGCATCCGATGTTTCTCTCGCAACCGAAGGATGATTCAGTACGCTGCAAGCTGTGTGTGAAGTCGGAGGCGCGATCATGAGTTGCGTCACTCATCATTTTGCGTGTGATTGTCGGGAACAGCATTTTTTCAAACAGGCCCATCAGATGGCTGAACGGGAAGCCGAGAACCAGAAGTTGCGCCTGAAACTCATTGAGCTGCGTCAGTCTTCGCGTGGAACGATCTTGAATGAAGATGGCGATCCGCTGTATGCCTTGATTCCACTACACTTACTGAATGATCAGTGAAACGAATGGCTTGGTACTGAAGTATCAAGTCGCTCGGCGTTGTGCGGATTTACTGCGTGACTGGGCGTTACCGATTCAAGGACGCTGCAATGCTTCGTTTCATTACGTCTTCGAGTTAAAACGCTTTCAGGTGTGGGCCTATTGGCGACCGATGACCGTCGCTCGATATGAACGCTTAACGAGTGATTACTTGGGGCCACATATTCCGATCTTTGCTTCACGCACGCAGTATGTCGAAGATGAAGAAGTTGTTTACGAGGGTTATGACTTCTGTGTGCGTAAACATACCTATCGCTACGTCCCCTTCTACTTTGTCATTCCTGCATTCGTAATTAACAATACTTGGCCTCATCCGCGTGAATGGCGCTGGCATCCGGCAATTCGAGTCACCAAGAGTCTCATTAAATCCATCTTGCAGAAGGAACATAACTATGGCGGCTGGTCAAAGAATCCACGTGGACGGTTACTCATTCCAAAACGAACAGGAACTTCGGGCGTATTGGGGACTATTGGAGCTAGTGAAGGATGGGCGAGTCTCGGAACTCGAAGTGCATCCGAAGTATCCACTGACGGTGAATCAGAAGTTGGTCGGACACTATCGTCCGACTTTTCGGTTTCTGTATCGAGTGAGAAACGAGGAAGTCTTCGTGCAAGTGATGGTTGGCAACAATCCCTTCCGGGATTTTAAGAAGGCGTTGTTTGAGGCGATTTACGGGGTAACGGTCAAGGAATGGTCTTGACGAACGCGGGTTTTTTATGGAACTTCGCCGCGCAATCCACTAGGTTCACCGAATGAAAGGCACTTTCCAAAAAACCATCGAAAGCCACGCGCTGGCTTGTCAGACCTGTGCTTCCTTCCGTGATGACGACCCCGATATTTTCTATTGCACTCTTCAGCAACCGGAGTTTCCAGCCTTGTGTGCGCGATACACGCAATCAGAGCGAATTGCCCCGATGAGAAACGAGTGGACGGTGCCCGATGAGCTATGATCGGGAGAAGTTGCGCACCGAGTTGATTCGGGATGAAGGCTTGCGATTGAGTGCCTATCGAGATTCTCTGGGTTACTTGACCATTGGCGTAGGTCACTTGATCGGCAAAGTCGAGACCTTCACCACCTTGACGAACCCACAAGCGATGGAGTTACTCGATCAGGATATTTCCATCGCTGAGCGCCGGTTGACTAACATCTTTCCCTCCTGGCGTTCCTTGGATGAAGTGCGGCAAATGGGTTTTTTAAATCTCACCTTCAATCTCGGTTACAAGTTGGCCGATTTTAAACGCTTTCTCCATTCCGCAAAGAGCGAGGATTGGGAGAAAGCGGCAGATCAGTTGATGCAATCGCGGTGGTACAAACAAGTAAAATCGCGCGGCCCAAGGATCGTTCATGCGATTCGTGTCGGAACCGAGTGGGGTGGTGAATGAAAGAGTATTTCATAGTGGAATCAGCTAATGATTATTGAACGACCTTCCCATGAAACGGTTATTGGTGTCGCTAACTGCAAATACCTTGCGGCAGTTGACGTGCTGTACGGATCAGAAGAGTCTGACACGATGCGCTATGTGCGGTTTGGTGATGTAGGTTATAACGACGCCATCAATTTGTATCCTGATGAGTTTGATTCGTTTCGTGCATTGCTCGATGAAGTGGAGGCTTATCTCAAGAAACCTAATTTGGTGGAATTACACCAGATTAAACCAAATTCTAACCATGCAGGCTATTAAGGATAAAGGGCTTGAACTGCATAATCTTATTGAAAGTATTGGACAATCCAGAGAATTAGCGATTGCCAATACCAAGACAGAAGAAGCGGTTATGTGGGCTGTCAAGCACTTGACAAAGTGATCAATTAAACATGAAAACCTTTCTCTTGGCGGCGTTGCAAACCCTTCTCAAAGCGTTGATCGGCGCGTTGAATTACGAGCAGATTATAGAACTGGTAAATGACGCCGAGAGAGAACCGATGACTGGTGATGAGAAGCGGGCCTGGGTAATTCAAGAGGCTCGGAAGTTAGGTTTGGCCGTTGGGACGGCGCTCTTGAATCTAGCGATTGAAACGGCGGTGAACCGGATCAGGACGCCGCGATGATCAGTCTGGCGTATAATTGCGGAGGCCGGGCCATTGCGCGCAGCACGCTGGTGGCGCGGCTCAACGAGGGATTTTTGAACGACGCCGCCGAGGAGTTTTTGAAGTGGAACAAAATCGGCAAGGTGGAAAGCCGGGGACTGACGCGGCGACGGATTGCGGAACGAACTCTGTTTCTGACGGGCGATTACGGGAGAACCTGATTTGAGCGCAAAAGAGCGATTTTTAGACGCCGTGCAATCCGTGGTGGATCAATGTTTTGTCACCGTGCCCTCAGCGCCGCTGCTCGAACTGACGCAGGCGTTAGAAGCGGACCTGGAGACGATAGACGGCGAGGAATTGGATTTGATGTGGGAATTGCAGGATGCAGCGGGGGCGATGGAATGGAGATTCTGGCCGGAGACGAAAGAGGATAGCCCAATGGCCGTGGTCGATCCCTGTGCCGTACACGACTTGAACACCGCGTTAAAAAATTATCGGGACTATGGCCGGCGCTCGAATGGTGAGTCATGAGCGACATCACGCCCCGGTCTCGCCAAGTCGGCGGCGACCATTATTTGAACATGGGCATACAGCCTTGGGACGCGATGCGGGCTTGGCTGACGACTGAGCAATTTACCGGCTATTTGCTGGGCAGTACGATCACCTACCTGGCGCGATTTAACGCCAAAGCGCCGGGCAAAGGCGGGCTTGAGGATTTGCAAAAAGCCGCGCATTATCTGGAGTATCTCATTTCGCTGGAGTCTCAGGAGTAGTCGCGTTGAACGTCATCCAGTGGATTCGCCAAAAACTGAACGAGTTTGCATCCGATGAGATTGATTCCCCATGGATGCTGCCCGTATTACTCGTTGCCATGCTCGTCTATGTGATCGGCGGATTGGCGTATCTGTGGTGGAGAATGTCATGAAAGATTTTCAGCTTCGTGTGGTTGAAGAGCGTCAATCCCTTGATGAGAAGCGGGCCAAGCTTGCTGTTTTTATTAACGGAGACCTTTTTAAATCACTTCCTCTTGATGAACAAGACCGCTTGAGACGCCAAATAGATGTCATGGATGCGTACAGTCAAATCCTTAATGAGCGCATTTCCGAGTTTTGAGCAATGAACTGGCTCCTGAATCGACTCAAAGAACGAAGCACCTGGCTTGCAATCTTCACCCTGGCCGGTTTGGCAGGTATTCAGATCGACCCGGAGTTTCGAGAAGCTATTATCAATGCGATTCTAGCGGTCGCTGCGGTCGTGGCCTTCGTTTTCCGGGAGAATATTCATGAACGGTCTACGGATTTGGATCAAGCGACTCGTTCTGCGCATCAACTCCCGCCGATTGAATTGCAGAGCCGCAGCGATCCAAGTGGGCGTGGGTTTAACGATCAATAGGAGTATCTTTAATGGCGTTCTCTGATATTTATACCGCTGCAAACGATGAGACTTTTCAAGGTCGTTGTTTGGCTGCGGCTTGGCAAACGGCCCAACACGTGATTGCTGGCGATGAGGGCTATGATGTATCTGCCCCTTCCAGAGATTTCGCTTATTCGTTGTTGCGAGATCAGACGCGGATTACTGCTAAACAAGTCGCTATGCAGGTGTTGCGCAATGCGACGATTGCTGCGAATGTTGCGGCGTCTACGGACAACGATATTGACTGGCAAGTGAAACAGACCTGGCTAGATTTGGTGAGTATCGGCTGATGGCAACACTCAAGACGCTTTACCCGCAAAGCAACGCGGATAGTGTTGCCATTACGATTACGCTGGCGAGTCTTGCGAGTTCAACCGCGTGGGCCGGACGGGCTTCAACCGCAATCAACAACACCAGCAATCTTGATCTCGATCATCTGGTATCGGGCAAGATCAAGCTCGGTACGTCGCCGACGGTCTCCAAAACCGTGCAGGTTTATGTGTATGCCGCGCAGAGTATTGCCAGTGGCACACCGACCTATCCCGATGGCATTACCGGGTCGGATGCGGCCAAGACCATGACCAGCGCCAATGTGGCGTATGCCTGTCTGCGCTTTCTGTGGGCCGGAACCACCGATGCGACAACGGGGTTGGTTTTAGAAATGCCGCCGACGAGTATTGCCCAGGTGTTTGGGAGTGTTCCGCCGTATTGGGGACTCTTCGTTGTCCATGATTCCGGGGTGAATTTGGACAGCACGGGCGAGAATCATTCGATGCAGTATCAGCGCATCCAAGCGCAGAGCGTGTAATGGTTGCGTTGATCAATATGCCCAGAGCCGCATGGAAGCGGCAACCTGCTCGATATGCGCCACCATCGGCAGACGCCTACCAACTAGGCATCAAATTTCTTATAAACTTTTCCAATTATCCTGTCGATTCTGTGATGAATTGC